TCTATTTCTTCCAGGGCGTGAACGATTGATGAGACTGCATGTGAGTTTTAGATGGAATCACTGTCACAAGCAGTCTCATCAATTGTTCACGCCCTGGAAGAAATAGAAACTGCTGAGTTTATTGCTGAACAGTATTATAATCCCGGCCATAATTTTACTGACCAATTGATCAGTCCCGGTTTTAATACTGCGAAATTATTGTTTAATACTCTGCAGTCTTCGCTCGATAGCGCTAAACGCTCCTCAGTGCTAATTTTAAGACATCGAGCGATCATGGAACACCTACAACATCTGCCGTACGCAATGGTGCTGCCTTTGATGGGAGCCCTGACCGTGATCTTCTTTCTTATTGCTTTTGTATGGACACGTAGGAGGGAAGCCAAACTTGTTAGATTGGCTGCGACTCCCCAGTGCTATAGAGAGGATAGCAAGTGGTTGACACTGCAGCCTCCTCAAGCACAGTTTGCTGTCTATCGCATGGGAAAGGAAGGACGTCAGCTATTAGGATCGGGGGTTCGTCTGTTAGATACAACCCGTTCCGACGCCAATATAGCCTTGGGTAAACAGAATAGGCCGCCCCGGCAGCTTTTAGTTGTACCAGAACATGTGTTAATGTCCGCATATAACAGCCAAGACGGACTTTCCAGGGTCATGCTTGTGCCAATGGCCAAGTATGATACAGAAACGGCGAAATATAATGAGGGAATTTCAGCCGCAAAATTAATATGGAGAAGAGTAGCCACAGATATATTGGTGGCAGAGAAGCCTAATAATAAATTGTGTAGAGGCGCGCCTTTGCGAGTTACTCCAGTTTCCCCAGATGCAATATCTTTGTGCACAAGTGCCTTTGACCACCAAGGTGGTTCGATGGGCAAACTTAAAACTTCTGGATTTGGAACATTGCTTTATTCCGGTTCGACACGAGCTGGTTTTAGCGGTTCCCCTTATCTACAGAATAATAAGTGTGCAGGGATACATCTGGGGGGAAATCCAAATTCTGGAATTGCAGCCACCTACATAATGGCTAAAGTAGCCCACTTTGAGTTTAATTCTCTTCCGCAGGCTTGCATCCAACCTTCAGACAATCCCTATCAAGAGCCTTTGTCTTATCTTCCTGATGAGGAAATACCACAGAAGGAGTCAAACCTAAATTCAGGTGACTCGGACATGGAATTCCTTCGTAGGGTGCTGCGTTCAGCAGGTAAAGATGAGTATCAGATTGAAGGCTCGGGCAATTTTGATTATGTCACTATTGGGTATAGAGGACAGTATAGAACGGTTACAACGGATGAGTACAATGCCTTGTTAGATGAAGCGGATTCTTACTGGCAGACCAAACGACATCATGAATGTTGTTGGAGAGCACCATCTACAGCTCCAAGCACTTGTCCACCTTCAACCACTTATGAAGCAACTGAGAGCTTGTTGAGAAATCCAAGTTCGACTGCTATGGTTGATTCGGGACAGCGAGCGAAGGGGCTCCAAACTGTGATGGAAGATGTAGTTCTGCCAGATCAATGTGGGTTTATTTGTGCCAAGCACGGACGTACAAGCGTTTGGGTTAAAGATGTTGGACACTCGAGTGCAAATAGTGTCTTGAGCCAATCAACAATTCGCTCACGAAGAAAGAGGCGGAGAGCGCAGCCAGCGAAGTTGGAGTCAGCGCCTTTGGAACAGCCTTCTTTAAACTACGTGCGCCCAGACCAGAGCCAGCAGAAGTGGTCTGGGCAATCGAAGATAATGGGAGGCCATACCACATTGGCAGTTCAATCTGCCAACCAGGACCACTCTATAGTAGCTTCGCGCACCCCGACTATGTCATACCCGATCGCAGTGGCCAAGCCGTTGCAGACAGCTTCTCAGTCCACACAGACCTTGCTACCGCAGCCCTCCGAAGAGCAGTTCCCCCAACCGAAGAAGAGTACGCTGATATTAGATTCCAAATCCAGCAAAGGAACCCTATACGATTCCCAAATCCAGGAATTGATCATGCGTCAATGGACTTTGACGTCAGAGTTGGCAGAGCTCTTAAAGAGTGTCAACCAGATTCAGTCACAGGTCTCGGTTATTTCAGGAATTATCAGACAATCGGAGACGCCTTCGGCCATGAATGCGGCTTCTACACCAACGCCCACAATATTGCCATCCTCGTCAACATCGTTAGAGAGAAGATTAGATTCCTCGATTCCGGAGGCCAATACGGCCACGGACCAGACGATGCCAAAGTCTTCATCAAATTCGAAGCGACGAAACAATCGAAGGTCCAAGAACAACGCTATCGGCTCATCTGGAGCTTGAGCGTGGAGGATCAGATTGTAGATCGTCTGCTGTTTGGTCATGCATTTAGAGCAGAGGTAAACCATTTCACGGAAACCACAAGTAAGACGGGCTGGTCCCCACTTCCAGGGGGCTATTCCTACTTTAATTCAACGTTTAATGGCCACGTCCTAGCAACTGATGCTTCGGCCTTTGATTGGACAGTGCAGAATTGGATGGTAGCGATGCTTTACGATACACTTATGGATAGGACCAGAGGTAACACTGAGAGCTATAAAAGGATGGCTTTCAATAGGATCCAACAAGTTCTGGGACCAGAGTGCGTGGTCCGCCTGCCCAATGGCAGGCGTTTTAGACAGCGCGTCTTTGGAGTAATGAAGTCAGGCTGGTTGCTCACGTTGATGGCAAATACCAACGTGATGCTCGCCTCAAGTCTTTGCGCTTGGGCTAGAGCCGCACCAGCTTACTTTGAAGCAACACCAGACGGGCTGTATCCAGACATGCCACTTTCTTGGGGCATGGGGGATGATGTCATAATGAAATGGGATCCCACTCTGAGTCCAGAACCATATGTAAGGGAGTTGAATCGTACTGGCTTGAAAGTTAAGCAATATTCCCATGAAAGGGAATTCGCCGGTTTTAGAATACAGCCCTCCAGCGGTGATCAGCAGCCAACTGTAACACCTATATACACCGCCAAACATATGACCATGATTGCCTACACACCCAGGGAGCGCTTGGAAGAAATGGCTATAGCGTATGGCTTGATTTATGCACTTTCAGATAGTGCAAGTCCACAAATGAAGAAATTCATTGATGACTATTCGCCGTATGGTAGCTCCTACTTCGAACACTGGGCGAGAGGTCAACCTCTCCCAGGCAATGATGGCCCACGCGTGCGCATGCAGCTTGACAATGCGTACGCCTTAGCGCGAACACAAGATCAATAAGTTCGCGATGCGGATAGCTAGTTCCGCCAATTTCTTTTCACCAACTTAACAGGGGGGTGGAAAGGGGTGCCCTCCCAGGCAATGATGGCC